TCACATGTTCATGGATCGATATCGCTATCTGCACGGACGTAGACAGAAAACCAAAACACCAAGAAATTCAGCAGAAATGGAACTGGCGTTGGCCAGTTAAGTGAAGAAGTATCCGATGTATTTCACACCGATTTACTATAAATGGCAGCGTATGCGGCGTTGGCTCAATGCCTTCAAATTCTGGTCGCCAGTCATCAGCCTCATTTCCATCATCCTGTATGTCTCTTACTTCGCCATGAAAGTGGCTGCCTGAACTCTCTGACTAAGCAGATGAACATATTGGAAGCCATTGCGACGCTACAGCAAATAGCGGCAAATGCAGAACATACTGGAACGCCAGGTCAAGACATTGATCTGGTAATTCCACATGAAGACGAATATGGGCAGTCTAAATTCGCGGGCATTGAAAGCATCTTCCCCATAACCGACAATCAAAGATGTCGTGTAGTCCTCAATCTCAATTTGACCGTTACAAGCCTATCATCAGCAGACAAGGAAAACATAGCGACATCCATCAGACTGGGACATTCTTGGCATACTTACAGCGAAATGAAATGTATGTCCAAGTTTGTGGAAGAGATGCATTCCTGTGTTAATAAGGTTATCGATCTGATAGAAACGGGTCAGACTCTTGAAGCCATGGACACCCTGAAGGAATATTTGAACAAGGGAAATTCCATGCATCCCAATCAGATTGGAGAGCTGGATATCGATTTGAGGAATACAATTTCAGAGATCAATCAGTTGCAACGATCTACGCTACGAAAACGATTTTCTACAAAATTCAGATAGGAGAAATTATGTTTATTGGAATTCAGAATTGGGCGGATGAGATCAGTCACAAGATCTTTGGCCTGCAGGCAGATGCTGAAGTGACTTTGCGCACTCCTGTCTCTACAACCACCCACAATGTAATGTCCATCGCGGCCTATGAAGAAATCACGATTCGCACGACACATCGGCCAGGCACAAAGGATAACAAGAGCGACATCTTGCACGGCTACAGAGTGAAGTTCTTTGACGGGACCACTAAAATTGTTATCGATACCGGAGCAAGTCCATCCTTCCTGGATTGCATCAAAAAGGCTGCTACATCCAAGGAAATCGTCATGATGGGTGAATCTTCCTATTACAAGGACACTGTGGCAATTAAGCAATCCACCAACCAAGACGAATAACGACACATCTGATGAATTTCAAACTCAAACGACTCATCCTGATCGGTTCATATTGCCCAAACCGAATTGTTGAACTTGACCTGGGAAACCATATCACCATTAATGGCGAGAATGGTGCCGGGAAAACCACACTGCTGCGATTGCTGCCCATTTTCTTCGGGGAAAGGCCGTCCAATATCATCCGCGGCGATGCTGTCGTTGATAAGTTCAGTCGCTACTACTTTCCGACCACTGCATCCTTTGTGATTTACGAATATGAGCGCAGGGGTGAAACGGCAATGGCTGTCATCCACGCTGACGGGCAAAAAGATAATGTCGTCTACCGGCTAATTGATAGCGAATACCGGCCCGAACTATTCAGGGATGAGCAGGGTGTCATCCAGAGCAACAAGTTGCATACGCACCTGGTAAAGCACAACATTAGTGAATCAAAATCGCTGTCGCTGCATGCCTACAAACAGATTATCCAAAACACGGCCGGCAGGGAATACAAACACCTCATGAGCCGGTTTGCATTTACCGGGAGCACCGGACGCTTGACTCACATGGAGCGCATCATCACCGGCATATTGCAGCGTATCACCACATTCAATGACTTGAAAAAGATGATTGTGTCGTCCGTCATGGACGGCGAGGAACTATTCTCGCTCAGAACCAGCCGCAAGGATCTCCAGCACTGGATTGCAGAATACGAGGCTTACTTCGGCATCATGTCGAAAACTGACATCATGCAAGAGCTCGAATTACAGGATGAAAAGCGCCGGCAGACAGAGAACGGTTTTTCCAGGCTTCACGCCAAGCTGGATACACCGTCTGCCGTCCACATTGGGCGGCAAGAATCTGCGAGGCTTGCGCCTGGTCGGAAGCCTGCTATGAATTTCGGCACGGTCAACTATGACCACCAGAACCAGCGGTGGAAGATCGAATGCGAGGCCCATGTATGCACGAAGCTGAAGCGCCTGTTCCCGGAAGTTTACCAAGGGTACACGGACACCATCGCGCTCTCAGATAACGAGGAAAACTGCCGGGATCTACTCTGGTTCATGCAGCGCTATCCCATGGATATTGCACCGGAGCAATTGGTTCGGATGGAGAATGGCGCGAAAAGGCATCAGGAGCAGGAGTCAATCGTTACAGCGTTACTTGAGGCAAGGCATCCGCCTGAAGACTTTGAACTGGCGATTCCGGCTCGCGATTACCAGAAAGTAGCTGCAACACTGACCAAGATCAAGCGCGGCACGCTGGTAGCGGATGCTGTCGGTCTTGGCAAGACAATCACGGGAATCTGCCCGATGGCGGAACAGCAACACCTTCCGGCACTGGTTGTCACCCTTTCTCACCTGCCTTCGCAGTGGGAGCAACGGCTGAATCAATTCGCACCGCAATTGCAGACACACATCCTGAAAACAGGCAAACCTTACGATCTTGTCCCAAAGAAACGGAAGCAGAGCAGTCTGTTTGATGAGCCGAGGCTGCCTGATGTAATCATCTGCAACTATCACAAGCTGCATGGCTGGGCGGAAGTTCTGGCAGGACTCGTCCGCTATGTCGTGTTCGATGAGATCCAGGAACTGCGCCGGGATGAATCTCTGAAGTACGATGCGGCAAAATACATCGCTGGTAAAGCGAACCTGCGCATGGGTCTGTCAGCAACGCCTATCTATAACTACGGAATCGAGTTCTTCAACGTCATCGAAGTATTGCAGCCTGGTGCGCTAGGCACAAAACAGGAATTCCTGCGTGAATGGTGTACCGACGAGCGCAATATACGTGACCCCAAGGCATTCGGAGAGTATCTACGCCGGGAGGGTATTATGATTCGCCGGTCCAGAAAGGACGTTGGCCGCGAACTACCGCCCGTCAGCAAGATACCGCAAACCATCGAGGCCGACTTATCCGCGCTGGACAGAATCAAGGGATCGGCCGTCGAGTTGGCCAAAGTCATCCTCGCGGCAAATCAGACGCGCCGGGGCGAGAAGTTTCTTGCCTCGGAAGAATTCAACGTCCTGATGCGTCAGGCAACAGGAGTAGCGAAAGCCCCATATGTCGCAGAGTTCGTCAGGATGATTCTGGACTCAGAGGAAAAGGTCATTCTCTACGGTTGGCACCACGAAGTCTATGCTATTTGGAAAACAGCGCTGGCAGAATTCAATCCGGTCCTATACACCGGCAAGGAATCACCAAAACAGAAAGACGAGTCAAAAGAAGCGTTCATCAGCGGCGACAGCAGGGTGATGATTATTTCCCTTCGCGCCGGTGCCGGCCTTGATGGTCTTGAGAAGGCCTGCCGCACCGTGATCTTTGGCGAACTGGACTGGAGTCCTGGTGCACACGAGCAATGTATAGGCCGCGTCGATCGTGACGACGGTATTGGCCCTGTGATGGCCTATTTTCTCATAGCTGAAGAAGGCTCCGATCCTGTGATTGCCGATGTGTTGGGTATCAAGCGCCAGCAGATCGAGGGTGTAGTAGATCCGAATGCCGAGCTGATCGAGCGCTTGGAAACAGACACGGGCAAACTCAAACGGCTTGCTGAGACATACCTGAAAAAGCATGGACACCAACACGAATTGCAGTCAAGTTGAAAATCTCTGGTTCAGGGCTTGTATTTCAGAAAAAATCCATAGAATAGATTAGAGGGGAATGCAAAGAGCAACCTAAAAGAATGAAATGAATGATTTGTTGGGCGGGATGCGCCCGAGGAGACTGGCATGAATGTACGCGATGAGATTGACAAGTTCGCCGACGAGGCTGACAAGCCGGTGCTGCACTGGCTTTTCGACCGCTACCACATGGCATCGGAATGGGGCTTTGTCGCCAAGTGCACACATCAGCGGTATGGCACGCGGAGCTACGAGACGAACCGCGTCTGGACTCCGACCGAAGAAGGGCGCGCGCTGTACTACTACATGGCGACGCCCAACGACAAAGCGCAGCGGCGCGAGGTACGAGCGTCCGACTGACGCGCAGTGTTAGAGGGCGGTTTGCACGAACGATGAAGCACTACCACGGCACACCGATAGGCGGGAGCAGACAGGACGCAGCGCGATTCCTGATGGGCCGCCATGCGCTTGTGCCGTTCACCTACCAGGCTGACACCGGGATCGTTTCGGACGTGTGCCAATCGTTCGTGTTCGACAACGGCGCTTTCACTGCCTGGAAGCAAGGCGGCGAATTGGACGTTGCAGGGTATACGGCGTGGGTGCGCGACTGGTGCAAGCATCCGGGGTTCGAATGGGCGCTGATACCGGACGTGATCGAAGGCGATGAAGCGGATAACGATGCGCACATTGAGGCGTGGCGAGACGCAGGCCTTGCCCTATACGGCGTCCCTGTTTGGCACCTCCACGAATCACTCGAACGCCTTGCCGCGCTCTGCGACCAGTGGCCAACCGTCGCATTCGGCAGCAGCGGCCAATGGGCAACGCTAGGAACGCAAGGGTGGTGGAACAGGATGAGCGAGGCGATGGATGTTATTTGCGACGAACACGGCAGGCCGGCGGCGAAGCTGCACGGGCTGCGGATGCTGGACCCGGCCATATTCACGCACCTGCCGCTTGCGAGCGCGGACAGCACGAACGCAGCAGTGAACTGCGGGAGCGTGAAACGGTTCGGGATGTACACGCCGCCAACCTCTGCGCAAAGAGCTGCAGTGATCGCGGAGCGTATCGAGGCACACAACAGTGCGCCTGTTTGGGTAAGGGGCGGCACCCAAGTCGCCCTTGCCCTCTAACGCAAAAATCACGGGCGGCTGAAAGCCGTCCCGTGGATTGCCGGGTTAGCCCCGGCGCTACTAAGGAGAAAAGAACATGGATATACAACGACTGCGGAACCTGACCACCCGCCGGCTGCACACCAAAATGGAGGACATCTACGCCGACATTGAGTACCTGACCGGAGCGGAAGGCGTGATGACACACCAACTGCCGAACGCCTGCCGCGCACTGGAGCCGTACTTGCGCGAGAAGGTGACGGATGCGCGGGTTTGGGACGGCGAATACGACACCACGCACACCGGAGATATTGACGTGCCGCCGATGGACGAGGCAGCGCAGAAAGAGATGTGGGAGCGGTACGGCGCAATGCCATCGTTGCTGGCCTCGATAGGGGCTAACACCTGAATTCAGCGAGCGACGAAGCGGCGTGCGCATTGGACAACCAAGACGTGCCGCTCGAAGACTGGCCGGTGAAGCTGATTGCGGCGCTTGCCCGTGCGGGATTTGCTGTCGTGCCGGTGGAATTGCCACACGACGCGCTTGGCCGGGCTGCGATTGCTGGTGATGCAGTATTGCCTATCCAGTACGGTCCGGGTTGAATGAAATGTTAGCCACGAAAGGAGCAACCATGTGGACGAAGTTTATTGATATGTGCAGCGGCGGAAGCGAAAAGCTCGGCGCTTCCACAATTTGGATTGAGGCCGAAAAGGGCGAGGCGATTGATTTGTTTGAGCGGATATTTGACCGCGACCCGCACAACGTGACATGCGGGTGTTGCGGACCGGATTATTTGGTTTATGAGGATGAGC